AATGTGTACTGAGAAGGTGAAAACGAATGGGTGATTTTGATGTAAAGATAGAAGGAGTAGAAGAATTCCAGGAGAAACTTAAAACTGTAGAAGAAAAAGCCCCAGATAGAATAATAGATGAATTAAACCACGAAGGGAAAAAGCTAAAAACAGCCGCAAAAAATAACACACCTAAAATATCTAATGACCTAAGAAAAGGATATAAATTGCTACCAATCGAAAAAATAAAAGGCGGATACCAAATAGGAATGACAAATACTTGTGGCTACTTTCACCTTGTCGAGCGTGGACACAGGAGGGTATCTAGAAGTGGTAAAGAGTTTAAAAAACCTGTAAAAGGTAAATTTTATTTAAAGAAGACAGTTGAAGAGCAGGAAGAGCCAATAACAGAAGACTTAAAAGAATGGCTCAACACATTGTTTCAAGAGTTAAAGTAGGTGATAGTACGATTACTTTAGTTGATATTAAAAAATCAATAAATCAGGTTTTAAAAGATAATTTTTCTGATGTTAAACTTTATGCAGGAGAAGTTAAAGAGGGTTTTGCAAAGCCTTCTTTTTTTACGCAAATTATCCCAATATATTCTAACCACGATACTACAAATTATTCTTCAAACAAATTGATGATTGTAATAAATTATTTTTCTAAAAATGAAACAGAGTTAGAAAATTTAAAAATGGTAGATGAACTCAAAAAAGCATTTGGAATGACTTTAAAGGTAGGTAGCAGGTACTTAACTTTGCAAAACATAGAAGCTGATACTACAGATGGAGTATTGCAGTTTAAATTCGATTTGAACTTTTTTGACGGTGTAGAAACCACAAAAGAAGAAGGATACGAAGCTGCGGGAGAATTAAAAATTAATTTAAAGGAGTGATAAATGTGCCATTTCCAAAAATAGATATTATATTTAAAACATTGGGAAGTACAGCGATTAAAAGAGAGGAAAGAGGGACTGTAGCACTTATATTAGAAGATGAGGTTCCAGAAGAAAATCCTATAATTTTAAATGGAATAAATGAAATCCCTGATAACTTGAGCGAAGAAAACAAAGAACAGATAGAATTGGCTTTTATGGGTGGAGTTAAGACACCTAAAAAGGTAATAGCTTATGTAATTTCCAAAGGGACAGAGCAAGACCCAACTAATTACACAGAGGCACAGAAATATTTAGAGACTATTTTATGGGACTATTTAGCAGTTCCACAAATAAAAAGTCCCGATGTTTTACCGATGGCAACATGGGTTAAGGGATTAAGAGATAATAAAGACATGGAAGTAAAAGCAGTATTGCCACATTGCACAGCAGACCATGAAGGTGTAATAAACTTTGATACAGATGATATAAAAGTAGGAGATAAAATATATACAGCTGCCGAATATTGTTCAAGGATAGCAGGTATAGTCGCAGGATGTCCACTCACTATGTCTACAACGTTTCAAGTGTTGTCAGAGGTAGACGATGTTCCTCATTTAACTATAGAAGAATTTGACAAAGCTATAGATGAAGGAAAATTAGTTTTAATGAATGATGGAGAAAAAGTCAAAATTGCAAGAGGGGTGAATTCACTTGTAACAACTACAAAGGATAAAGGAGAAGATTTTAAAAAGATAACTATAATAGACAAAATGGATATGTGGAAAAGTGATGTAAAAAGAACTGTAGCAGATAATTATACAGGCAAATATCCTAACAGCTATGATAATAAGTGCTTACTTATTACATCGGTACAAGCTTACAACGATGAATTAGCATTACAAGGAATATTAGACGATTCTCTACCTGAGTACAATAAAGTTTTTATAGACATTGATAGCCAAAAAAACTATCTAAAGTCTATAGGCACAGATGTAGAAGGTATGGAAGAGCAAGATATAAAAAAAGCTAACACAAAAGATAAAGTATTTATAGCGTCTAACCCTAAATTTTTGGATGCTATGGAAGACTTTAAAATAAACGTAAGTATATAGGAGGTGTGCGATAGTGCAAGCATATAAACCAGAACAGGTGATAAATGGAACTTGGGGTGAAGTTTGGATAGACGGAGAATACATGGCTGAAGTAATAAGCTTTAAAGCTGAGGTAGATATACAATATGCAGACATAAATATGACAAGAAGACTGGCAAAGGCTAAAAAAATGACAGGTTATGAAGGGAAGGGAGAAGTCAAACTGAACAAGGTTACTTCTGAAATGTCTAAAAAAATAAGCGACAATTTAAAGCAAGGGAAACAAACAGTATGCACCATAATTTCCAAGCTGGATGATCCAAATGCAATAGGAGCAGAAAGAATAGTAGTAAAAGATGCAACTTTTGAAAAATTAACTTTAGCAGATTGGGAAGCTAAGAAAAATGGTGAAGAAGCTCTAACGTTCAGTTTTACAGATTGGGACTTTTTAGATTTAATACAATAATAATAGAGAGCTATGTAAGCTCTCTTAATTTTTATAATTTTTTAGGGAGGTAGCATAATGAATACAGTAGAAAAATTATTAAAAATGGATGCAGGCAAATTAAAAATGCCTGAAAAAAATATACCTATGAAATTAGCAAAATTTGATAATGAGGAATTTATTTTTCCATGTAAAGCGATAGACCCAGAAATTATGTCAGAAATACAAGAAGATGCAGTAGAAATGAAAAAAAGTGATATAAGTAAAATCAAAATATATAATATGAAAATTAGGACAATAATTGAGGGATGCCCTATATTTAAAGATAAGGAATTAATGGAGCATTTCAATGCTCCAACACCGAAAGAACTGATAAAAAAGTTATTAATAAGTGGGGAAATAGACGAATTATATAATAAAATTAGCGAATTAAATGGATATGAAAAAGACGAGGAAGATATAAAAAACTAATAAGCTCCGATGCTGATGTATCAATAATGTATTTTTTATTTAGATACAAAGGATGGGAGCCAAGCGAGTATTTTAATATGCCTTATGGTGAAAAGAAGATAACAAGGGTATTTGCGCTTAAAGAAGCAAAAGAAAGAACAGAAGAATCCGACAAACTAAATGCCACAGTATAACCTCCATCAATATGCTATAATATAGTAAAGTATGGGAGGAATTATTGTAGGGTAAACAATATACCATTGATAGAAATACCTTATACAGTAGAAAACATTGAAGAATATTTGGATGAGCAGTTGTTAAAATTAAATAAACCGATACAATTAGCACTTACTATTTAGTAAGTGCTTTTATTATGGCTAAAAAGGCAGGTGAGAAAATGGCAAACGTGATAGACGTAGCAATCCAATTAAAAGATAACTTTAGTTCCACACTTCAGACGGTAGAAAAGAATGTAGGACAGTTTTCCAAGACTGCCAATAGAACAGGTAAAGACGTTAAAAGGGTCGGTAAAGATTTAGAAGGCTTTGGCAAAAGCATGATTACTCATGTAACCTTACCTACTATTGCGTTAGGAACTGCAAGCCTAAAATCTGCTACGGATTTAGAAGACGGTATGGCAAAAGTATCTACAATAGCTGATACTAGTAAAGCTAGTTTAGCCAGTTTAAGGCAGGGGATATTAAGTGTATCTGATACAACAGGGATTGCAGCAACAGATTTGGCAGAGGCAGAATACAACGCGATATCTGCTGGTGTAGATACAGGTAAATCTATTGAATTTCTTGGAGTAGCAGCGAAAACATCTAAGGCAGGATTTGCAGATATGGATACAACTATTGATGCCTTAACTACTACTTTAAACGCTTATGGAATGAAAACTGAAGATGTTATGGATATATCTAATCAAATGTTACTTACCCAGGATTTTGGGAAAACCACCGTTCAGGAGATGGGAGCATCTTTGGGGAATGTAATACCTATTGCAAGCCAATTGAATATATCTACGAAAGAACTATTTGCAAGTTTAGCGACACTTACTAAGAACGGTATTAAAACAAGTGAAGCAGTAACAGGACTTAAGGGTGCATATTCAAATATATTAAAACCTACGGCTCAAGCTAGTAAATTAGCAAAAGAATTAGGGCTTAATTTTAGCGCAGCACATCTACAAAGTGTTGGGTGGGCTAAATTTCTAGATGAAATAAAGGAGAAGACTGGTGGAAGCGCTGAGAAGATGGCACAACTATTTGGATCCGTTCAAGGGCTTAATGCTGTAATGGTATTAACAGGAAAGGGAAGTAAAGACTTTAGTACTGTATTAGGCAAAATGGGGGATACAGCAGGATTAACGGATAAAAAATTTGAACAATTGTTAACGCCAACACAAAAGTTAAAGATAGAATTTAATAAATTAAAAAATGCGGGCACAGAATTTGGAATACAGTTAATTCCACTCATAACAAAATTTACGCAATTCTTGAGCAAGCTAACAGATAAATTCAAGAATTTAAGTCCAGCACAACAGCAAACAATAATTAAGTTTATGGAAACGGTAGCAGTGATGGGGCCAATAATATGGCTAATAGGTAGAATGACAACAGGGGTAGGCAAATTAATTATTAAATTTGGACTATTTGCAGGTAAGCTAAAGATTGGGAAGACCCTTATGCAAGCAATATTTGTCCCAGGCGTTAAGGTGGCTTTAGTTATAGGTGGAATAATTGCAGCGGCAGTGCTATTAATCAAAAACTTTGATAAATTAAAAACTAAAATAAGCGAAGTAAAGACACATTTTAGCGGTTTGAAAGATGTAGCTAAATCGCTCAAAGATAATCTGATAGGCCTTAAAGATAAGGGCGTGGCAAAAGTAGAGGCACAATTTAATAGCTTGAAAGATACAGCTAAAACACTTAAGGATAATCTGATAGACCTTAAAGATAAAGCTGTAACAAAAACAAAAGAAAAATTTGAAGAATTTAAAGATGCGCTAGTAGATAATCAGGACGCAATAAAAACTACAGCAGCAATATTAGGAACTATATTTGGACCTGCACTAGTTAAAACAGGAGTACAAGCTGCAAAATCGGGGGGAAAAATAGCTGGCAGTTTTATAGCAAATATAATTAAAACAGGCAAGGAGGCAGCCATATCAGGAGCAAAAATAGCGGCTTCATTCGTTGCTAGTGTAATAAAGGCAGGCAAGGAAGCAGTTATAGCAGGAGGAAAGATAGCTGGCAACTTTATAAAAAGTATAGTTAAAGCAGGGGCGCAGGCAGCAATAAGCGGTGCTAAAGTAATGGCTTCGTTTGTTGCAAGTGTAATAAAGGCAGGTAAAGAGGCAGTTATAGCAGGAGGCAAAGTTACAATACAATTTGTAGGAAGCTTAATCAAAGCAAGCAAACAAGCAGTAATCACAGCAGGAACAATAACTGGGCAATTAGTTGCATCTTTAGCACGTTATGCGGTGCAGGGCTGGAAAACAGTGATAAGTATAGTAGCTACAACAGGGGCGTGGATAGCACAAAAGGCAGCAATGATGGGCTCAGCAATTGCAACAGGAGCTATGACAATTGCACAACGAGCATTAAATGCAGCCATGAACGCTAATCCTATAGCAATTGTAATAGGACTGGTAGTAGGCTTATCAACGGTATTAGTTATACTATATAAAAAATGTAAGCCTGTTAGAGATGCCTTTAATGCTATGTGGGGAGGCATAAAACACGGAGCAATTGTAGCAGTAAATGGAATAATAAGTGCAATAAACTTTTTAATCAAGGGATTAAATAAAATTAAAATACCGAAGTGGGTACCCAAAATTGGTGGGAAAGGTGTAAACATACCACTGATACCTAAACTAGCAAAAGGCACTATGGACTGGCAAGGCGGAATAGTGCAAGTCCACGAACGTGGTGGAGAAATAATTGATTTACCTCAAGGTTCAAGAGTATATCCGCATGATGAATCAGTTGCAATGGCAAAAGAACAAGGAAGGAAAGAATCCAAGCCAAGCATATTAATAACAGGCAATAGTTTTAATGTAAGAGAAGAAGCCGACATAGATAAAATAGCTGATGCATTATATAGAAAAATAGAAAAAACAAGCTTTAACATGATATAGGAGGGATTGGTAATGGAAGTATGGTTAAGCTGGGAAAATAATAAAGAAAAATTTCAATTGCCAGTCCTGCCTCCAAACCTTGAGGTAAAGGTTAGCAATATAAATAAAAGAGTAAATATAAATGAAATAGGCGAAATTAATCTAATAGGTAAAAGCGGGCTTAAAGAAATGACTATAGAATCCTTTTTTCCAGCTAATGAATATAATTTTTTGGCAGTAAGCGATGCTATGAAACCTTACAAATATGTAGAAATGATAAATAAATGGCGAACATCAGGCAAGCCTATAAGGGCTATATTCACAGATACACCTATAAATCTGCCAATGGCTATTGAAAACTTTAGTTATAAAGAGCAGGACGGCACAGGGGATGTATACTTCACTTTAGGATTAGTTGAATATAAATTTCTAAATGTAAAAAAAGAAACAACAAATAAGGGATATGTACAGAAAAATAAAAGACCAGCTGCAAAACCGATCCCTAAAACTTATACAGTAAAAAAAGGGGACACACTTTGGGCTATTGCTAAAAGAGCAACTGGTAACGGTATGAACTATAAAACAATAGCCAAAAAGAACCATATAAAAAATCCTAACTTAATTTATCCAGGACAAAAGTTGGTGATTTGATGAAAATAATTCATAGGAATGATGACATTACACAGCTTGTAACAAGCTACACTTGGAGCGGTGATTATAAGCAAGCAGCCAGAAAACTTGAATTTGGTGTTGCAGCATCCCCGCATGATTACTACTTGCCTAAAGCCTATATAGAATTAGGAGATATTGTAAGGCTAATTAATGATGATGGTAAAGAATTATTTCAAGGATATGTATTTTCTAAAGAAAAGTCCACCAGCGGTACTGAAATACAAGTAACCGCATACGATGGGCTTATTTATTTGCTTAAAAGTAAAGGAACATATAATTTTAGAAATATGACTCCAGAAGCAATTACTAAAAGATTATGTAAGGATTTTGTTATACAGGCAGGAAGCATAGCAAATACTGGAATAGCTCTAAACAGAATATTTGATGGAGAAAGCATATATTCAATAATCATAACAGCCTATACTTTAGCATCTAAAAGAAATGGTAAAAAATATATTCCTAAAATGGAAAATGGAAAGTTAAATGTAATTGAAAAAGGTAAGACAATATCACAATATATATTAGACGGTGAAAGTAATTTAACGGATTCTACTTATAGCGAGAGCATAGAAAGCATGATTAATAGAGTAAGAATGTATGATAAAAATGGTAGAGAAATAGGTAGAGTTGAGAACGCTAATTGGATAAGAAAATATGGGATGCTACAGGATGTATATAAAAAAGAAGATAATGTTAATGCAAATACCGCCGCAAAATCTATGCTAAAAGGGATAGAAAAAACAGCAAAAATTGAAGGGCTTGGCAATAATGATTGTATAACCGGTAACGCGGTAAAGATTAAAGAGCCTTACACAGGACTTGTAGGGCTATTTTATATAGATAATGATGAGCATACTTGGCAAGATGGGCAACACACTATGAAGCTTGGGCTATCGTTTCAGAATATGATGGATGCTCAGGAGGGAGGAGAGAACAAGTGAAGGACAACCCATATTCAAAATTAATAGAGCAGATGAAAAAACAAGGGGCAAGTTCAAACCCCCCAGCGATAGAAATAGGGGAAGTTGTATCTCCCAACCCTCTAACTATTAGAGTTGGAGGGTTGCAGATAAATAAGAACAATATCCTTATAGCTGATTATTTGCTAAAAGGTTACAGACGTGAAATAAAAATTCCAGAAGCGGCTGCAATAGGAGAAACCAATAACGTAAGCATAGGTGACTATGGTACCCATAAACATACTGTAGATAAAATAGGAATAAATGAAGTTGAAATAACTTTCTTAGATGCTCTTAAGCAAGGCGATAAATTAGCAATACTGCCTACAAAAGATAAACAAACTTATATTATTTTGGCAAGGGTGGTGAGCTTGTAATGGAAGAAAGCTTATTCCCTTTTATGGACCCACAGGAGGTTGTAGCAGGAGAAACAGAAACAGAGCTACCGCTTGCAAAGGAATGGGCTTGGGATTTTGAAAGATGCGATTTTAAAACTAAAAATGGGAAGATGTATATTGTAGAAGGCAATGAAGCGATTAAAATTTGGATATGGAAGATATTCCAAACTCCTCGTTATAGATATTTAATTTACAGTTGGGATTATGGTAATGAGCTTGAAGAACTTATAGGGAAAGGTTCACAATCTTTTATAAAGTCTGAAGCTGAGAGGCTTGTTAAGGAGGCAATATGGCCTACGTTAAATGGATACGTAGAGGATATTAAGAATTTAGAAATAGATTTTAAAGATGATATTTTAATAATTAGCTTTACAGCTATTACTCCATATGGGGAGGCGAGGATAAATGTATGAAGATAAAACGGAAGAAAATATAAAAAAAGAAATGTTAGATAATATAAGTAACAAAATCGACAAGGGAGAAAAAAGCCTTACATATGATGCAATTTCTCCAGTAGCTATTGAGCTTGCTAATATGTATATAGAATTAGATTACGTAGTGAATAAATTAGATACAGAAAATTTATCAGGAGAAGAATTAGAACGATTCATATATCAGCGTACAGGTACAGTAGCAAGAAAACCAGCTACAAAGGCAACTACTACAATAATTATAAACGGCCAAGAAGGTGCTAAAATTTCTAAAGGTGATTTAGTTGGAGCCGATACAGTAAACTTTATATCTACAGAGGATAAAAGTATGGATAATACTGGACAAATGACAGTATTGGTCGAGTGTGAGTTACCTGGGGCTATAGGAAACGTACCAGCAGGGGCAATAAAGTATTTTCCCGTTAGTATTGCAGGATTGACTTCTGTAACTAATCCTGATTCAGCAGTAAATGGCTATGATGCCGAATCAGACGAATCTCTACTAGAAAGGTATTATGAAAGAATTCGTACTCCAGCAACAAGTGGAAATAAGTATCACTACTTAAATTGGGCAAAAGAAGTTGTCGGAGTTGGTGATGCTAGAGTGATCCCACTTTGGCAAGGCGACAATACAGTAAAAGTAATAATAATAGATAGTAATAAGCAACCTGCTAGTACAGAATTGGTGGAACAGGTACAAGAATATATAGATCCTAATATAACTGGATTAGGAGAAGGACAGGCACCTATAGGAGCTTTTTGTACGGTTATAAGTGCTATAGGAAAAGCTATAGATATAACATTTACAGTTACTAGAGATACAAATTATACAGTAGAGCAAATAAAGGCTAATGTGGGAAATAATATAATTGAGTATTTAAAATCTATTGCATTTAAAGAAGATATTGTAAGTTATGCAAAAATAGGAGCAATAATCCTTAACAGTAATGGGGTACTTGATTATGAAGGTTTTACAATCAATTCAGGAACTTCTAATATAGCTATAGGCAATGAAGAAGTTGCAATATTAGGTGAGGTGGTAATGAATGAATAAGCTAATAGAATTGTTACCACCTTATGAGAGAGAATCAGAAGTATTTAAGGAAATTATGAATGCCGAACAGGTTATGCTTGATAAGCTAAATATAGATATAGCAGATTTGGAGAAGCAACTTAATATTGATACTGCGACTTGGGGACTTGCAATATATGAGAAAGAACTTGGCATTAAAACTAATCTAAATAAACCACTAGAAGAAAGACGCTCAGTAATCAAAAGCAAATGGCGTGGTACTGGTAAGGTAGATAGAGCATTAATAAAAGCAGTTGTAGATGCATATACAAATGGCGGTGTGGATGTAGAGTTTAATGGAAAAATTATTGTAACTTTTAATGATGTTAAGGGGATCCCTCCAAACATTGAAGATGTATATAAAGCTATAGAGAATATAAAGCCAGCTCATCTCGCTATAATATATATATTTGTTTATTTAACATGGAATGAATTTGACAATTATAACAAAACATGGAATGAATGGGATTCCTTAAATCTAACATGGGATGAATTCGAAGTTTATAAGGAGGCGATATAATGCCTAGCGAAAATAAAACACCAAATATAGGATTAAACCAATGGCAAGGTAATGAATATCCTAAAAGGCAGGATTTTGTTGATGATAATCTTTTAATTGATACGAAAATCAAAGAAAATGCTGATAGAAAGGTTGATAAGGTAACAGGTAAAGGACTTTCAGCCAATGATTACACCACTGAAGAAAAAACAAAGTTAGCTGGCGTTGAAGCGGGTGCAGAAGTAAATGCTATTAAAACTGTAAAAGTGAATGGAACACCTTTAACAGTAACAGGAAAAGCGGTTGATGTTCCTGTTCCTGCTGCAACAGTTATTGTTGATAATCTAACCAGTACAAGCACAACTTCAGCCTTATCAGCAGCACAAGGCAAGGCATTAGACCAATCAGTTAATACGCATTTGGCAGAAAAGGCGACACAGACAACGTTAGGTCATGTTAAAATCGGCAGTG